GGCGCGCTGGCGCCTGTCGGGACGGGTGACGATTGGCTCAGTAACGGACTGCTAGGGATGGCGACGGGGGGCGGCGTGGCGGGCGGGTCAAAACTCGCTGGGGGGTTGCTCGCCCCTACTGCTACGCCGAAGGCTCAAGCTCTCGCGCAGCAAGGCATGACGCTCACGCCTGGGCAGCAATTGGGAGGCGCATACCAGCGCATCGAGCAGGCGGCAGAAAGCATCCCGGCCCTAGGCGACGCAATCCGCGCGGCGCGGAGGCGTTCATTCGAGTCCTTCAATGCTGCGGTTGCCAACGACGCTTTGAAGCCTATCGGGCGCACGATCCCCAAGGGCATCACGGGGCACGATGCGGTGCAGTACGTCGATGACGCCATTGGAAGCGTCTATGACTCGGCACTGAAGCGCATCAATGCTGTGCAGGCCGATTCGCAGATGGCCTCGGAGTTGTCGCAGCTCAAGTCGATGGTGCGCGGCAGCCCCATGCCGCAGGCCGTCAAAGAGCAGTTCGATTCTGTGCTTCAGAACCAGATCACCGGCAAGCTGCAGGGCCAGAACGCCATGACGGCGCAGACGTTCAAGGGCGCCGATAGCGAGATCGGGCGACTTGCCGCCAAGTACGGCGCCGACGCCAGCGCGGACAAGCAGCTTCTAGGGGATGCGCTGCAAGAAACGCAGGCGATCATGCGTCGCTGGCTCCAGCGTGCCGCGCCTCCTGACGCTGCGGCTGATGTTGCTGCGGCGAATTCCGCGTGGGCTAAGTACGTGCGGATGCAGACGGCGGCAGGCCGTCAGACATCGGCCGATGGCGTGTTTACGCCGGAAGCCTACCGAGCCGCTGTCCGCGGCGCTGACAAGTCACTGCGCAAGGGTGACTTCGCACGAGGCGAGGCTCTTGGTCAGGGGATGGCCGAGGACGCCGTTTCAGTGCTCGGCAAGACAGTTCCTGACTCAGGGACGGCGCTGCGAACGGCGGTCAATCACCCGCTGCAAACCGCACTGCTGGGCGCCGCGACGGCGCCTGTGTCGGCGGTCTATGCCTCGCCAAAGCTATCTGCTTACGCGCAACTACTTCTAAGCGGGACACGCCCGCCGCTGGCTACGAAGGCGGCAGCCGAGCTTGAGATGATGGCGCCGTACCTGTCGGGCCTCGGGATTTCCACCGCGAACGCATATCAGCGAGGCGCCGTTCGATGAGGGCCGCAAACGGCTTCACGCCGAAGCGGTAGAGCAGGAACGCCAGCGCAATCCCAATAGCCCTTAGCCACGCTTCATCCATGCCTGTACCTGCCTCGATCAACGACCTATCCACCACGGTCGGAAGCAACAGCCCGAGCGGGTCTGAGTCTCCGGGTGATGGGGACAACTACATCCGTAGCTTAAGCGCGTTCATCGCCACGCTGCGGGATAAGCTCAACGGCACCTCGGATACCGGAACGCTCAAGAACGCCACGTTCTCCGGGACGATGGCCGGGGCGGCAGCCTGGGCGGCTCTCCAGACATTCGCCGCGGGCATCAAGCTCGGCACGGGCAGCACACTTGCCAACTACGTAACAGGCACCTTTACCCCGGTTGTCGAGGGTACGGGGACAGCCGGCACAGGCACCTACACCACGCAATCCGGCACCTACACCCGCATCGGGAATCGGGTGTTTGTCTCTTTCAAGGTGGCGTGGTCCGCTCATACAGGCGTCGGAAACCTGTTCATCACTGGACTACCAGTAACCGGCGCCAGCGCAACGGCGCGGCTAGACGGGTCTTGTGCGGTTGGGGCATATGAAGTGCCTGCCTTCGTGAACCTCGCAACCTCGGGTGCCAAGACCGGGAATCTGAACATCTTCGACGCTAGCGCGCTTAATCCTGCGTACACAACCCCTACCTTTTGGGGCGCCGGGTCCATCTCGATGTCCGGCCACTACGACGTCTAAGCCATGCCGATTCCAAGCACCATTGCCGACCTGAGCACGACGGCTGCTTCTAACAGCCCGTCAGGTAGTGATTCACCGACCGAGGGCGATAACTACCTGAGAGCAATTCAGGCGATCCTGCGTCAGACGTATGACGATCTGCTACCGGGTGGGAACCTGTGGAGTTCGGCCATTTCGGCCGCGCCTTCTTCGCTTGGCAATCACGACAGCATCGTTACGGCCTTCGACGGTGACATCAGCAAAATCCTGTTCCCCGTGGATCACCGGATCACCGGGGCCGCGACTCTCGGCCAGCCGACCACGGGCTACACCTACACCCCAGAGGCTTATCCACACTACACCTACCTGTACAACTCGTCTGGATACAACCACGACACGGCAGGCAACACTGGCCGCACGTCAGCGGTTGCGTACAGGACGAAGGTATTCAACACCGGGCAAGGCGACTGCGTGGCCTACAACGCAAGCGGTTTCGTCACTGGCACCAGAGCGGGTTCTACGCACTTTTTGGCCAATCCGGCTGTGACGCTGTTCAACGGCGATGTGACGGCCGGAGCGGCGGGAACGTACCTCAACCCATACGAAACGATCCTGCACGATGGCGGCTATGACGTGGCGGCCATCGGCGCTGTGTACAACATGGACCGCACCGTTTCGACTGGCGCGAAAAGCGCGATATGGCTCGGTCTGCGGCTGCAAAGCATCGGTGCCGCATACTGCGATGCGCTGATGTCTGCCACCGGAAAATGGAAAGTCGGCCTGTCGTTTTCTCAAGACGCGCTGGACCTGTCCAGTAATGTCGCGGTTGCCCTCAAGTCCGGGCAGCGTATCGCCTTCAATGACAACAGCGACGCCAGCGGGGCGACTGAAAATGGATGGTATGCCACTGGACATAATGGAGACTACATCGCGCACACGACGAGCGGTTTCACGGGGCTGAATTTCGTCATCAGTGGCACGAGCCGTTTGCAGTTAAGCGCGACGCAGGCGACGCTCGCAGACATCCCGCTCGCCGTCAGCATCGGCGGCGCGGTGGCCTACGTCCGAGGGTTGCAGAGCGGGTTTGCCCTGCCGACCGGCACAGCGAATACAGCTACGTTCAACGTGGACGCCATCGCCACTGTCGCTGACTGCAAACGCGCATTTCAGTGGTTCCTGGGGCTGGCGCAGCGCCTGCACTCCAGCACATCCGGCGCGCATGCGCTGATCGGCGTATGAAGCTGGAAGACTACCTCGTGACGCAGCGCAATCAAGCGCTCGACGCGCTGGCGACCGTGAGTGCGCAGCGGGACCACGCGGCGGCGGTCGTTGAAGCGGCCTTCGCTGCGCTCGCTCGATGCCTGACCGATGGTGTCGATGCGGTGGAAGTCGAAAAGGTGCCTGGGTTCGCACAGTGGCGGGACGCAAGATGAAACAGACCATAGCTCGACTGCTCCGGTTCTTGGCCCGCAGTGGCGACGCGATGCGCCGCTGGGCCGACACGCTGGACCCGCCGACCACATCGGGAGGCGGCGGCCCTCCCCCAGTTCCTCCCGTGTGATCGTGTGGAGCAGAACAAGAAGGGGTTCTCGGACTCGGACCGGGCGGCTCTCGATCAAATCGTCAAGGATCGAGAGCACCGTCAATGGTTGATCGACGGCGTCAAGCGCTGGGCGCAGTGGATAGCAGCGGTGATTATTGGCGTCAAGTTCGCGTGGGATGCTCTCGCGGATTTGGTCCGGAAGCTATTGCCATGACTGCCTTTCGCTGGCTCGACCATTTCGCCGAAACCCTCATTTGGGTGCCCCGTCTGGTTCTGCTGTTCTCGCTCGCGGCTCTGCTCTACTACGCTTCAGACAGACAGGCGCCTTATGAAGTCATCAGTAATGATGCAGCAGAGGGCCGGCCTGGTGAGCGGGTCGTCCTGCACGCTCGGGTCCGGCGGGACATGAGCAGATCCTGTGAAGTCAGGCTCTCGCGGCAGATTGTCGATGCGACGGGCGTTGTGCATTCATCCGATGACGCTCATTTATCCGCGGTTGCTCTCGCGGAGCTGGAGGCAAGATCGCCGGGCAAGGCTCACATCGCAATCGACATCCCGGCTAACGCTGCGAGCGGGCCGGCTGTGTTGTTGACCTCGCGGCACTACGTCTGCAACAAGGTCCATCGTCTATGGCCCATCACCCACACCACCGCCATGCCGTTTATGGTGTTGCCGCGCTCGTAGGGTTGGCTGTGAGGCACTACGGCTATTACCTCGCTCCTCCCGAGCTGCGGGGGCACGTCTATAACCTGCTCACCAGCGCGATGCTGCTGATTGCGGTGGCGTGGCTGGCTTTCCAGTTGCGGGGGTGGTTTGTCATTCCCGCCGCTTGGTGGGTGGCCGAGGAAGGCATGGTTGTCGGCTGCACGTCGATCTACCTTGTCAGACCGTGGCCGCTTGGCGGTGATCAGTGCTCGTCGCTGGTGGGGTTTGACCTGTCGCTGATTGGCGCGGCGGTTATCTCGGCCATTGCTCTATGGTTGGCGGACAAAACCTACTAGGTTTGATAGCTAGACGCAGAGGCGAAATCATGGCAGTGTTACAAGATGAAAGCCATCCGCTGCTATCGTCGGGCTCCTACGGCGGTCCAAGTCGCGGCCATTGCCGCTGTTGTGATTGCGGCGGTTGCGCTGCTGGCGGAACTGTGGCGGTGGTTGCGGGTGCCGTGAAGGGGTGAGGAATGGGCAACGCGATCACCGACCTCCTGCAAGGCGCAAGTAACGCTGCGGCGTCCAACGTCAGCGGCCCGGTTGACCTGTTCGCTGCTGCGCTTCGTGCTCTTGGCGTGCCTGTTCCTGAGAACGCGCTTCTCGGCTCGAAGTGGATGGAGGAGCGTGGGCTGACGAAGAAGCCGCAGAATGCGCTGATGGGCCTGCTGGGTGAGGCTGCCGGGCTGTCTGCTCCGATTGCCGCAGCGGCGAAGGCGCCGCAGATCGCGGCGGGGCTGCTGAAGCACGCTGACCAGTTCCAAGCCTACAACAAGGCTCTAGGGCCTGCTGGCGCTTCTCAGGCTGTGGTGTGGCACGGTTCGCCGCACAAGTTCGACAAGTTCGACTCTGCGCACATTGGGAAGGGCGAGGGGGCGCAGGCGTATGGGCATGGGCTGTATCTGGCTGAGTCGCCTGGGGTGGCTGGTTCATATGCAAAGATGAACCCTGCGAGCACGGTAAAAGTTCAGCGCGTTTGGCCGTCGCGCGAACACCCAAACGGGGCGTATGAGGCGCTCATGGTGCGTGATAGCGGCCCCCTTGAAGAGCTTGGGGTGTTTGCGTCAAGGGCAGAAGCTGAAGCCGCGGCGCAGGCCGCCCGTGAATCTGCCAGCAACATCTACAAAGTAGACCTCCCCGACCCCCTAATAGCGCGGATGCTCGATTGGGATAAGCCGCTGCACAAACAGTCTGCGGAAGTGCAGCAGGCGATCAAAGATTTTGAGCCGATGCTGAAGGCGGCCGGCATGACAGACCCAAATGGCGGAACGTCTGGATTGCTTGGGAAAGGACTGTATGAGGCTCTTGGCTATGCGATGCGCAGCAAGGCGATAGAGCGCGGCACTACGGCTGGCACGACATTGCAGCAGATGCAGGACAACTCATCCCGCGCACTACGGGCGGCCGGCATCCCCGGCATTCGCTACCTAGACAGCGGCAGCAGAGGCGCAGGCGCAGGCACTAGCAATTTCGTCGTCTTCCCGGGCGAGGAGAACGCGCTGCGCATCTTGGAGCGCAACGGTAGGCCGCTGCCATGATGCCGCACCCGACGCGCTTGTATTGGGACGGCGCCAAGGGTTCGGCGTGGTTTCGCGGCACCGGTGTAAAGCTGCATGAACCGCCGGCCCCGTGGGGTGAGCCGCTTGCTTATGTGGAATACACCCCGCTAGGAAGCTCCACGATTGCAGAAGTGCGAGACCGGGCGATTGACTCTGTGCGACAAATGCGGCAGGACGAGATTGCGAAGGTGCTGCTGTTCCTCGGCAAGTTGTGCGGGTAGACCTTGCGGCCAATCCTCGTTGGGCGTCATTCGAGGCAAGGCACAGCCAACGGGTACGCCCTTTGAACTTTCGCCAGATCGAAGGGGGCTCCAGGGTTCCCCACCCACTCAAAGTGAGCCTTGCGCAGTCTGTTGCGAGTCACGCGCACAAGCTGCGTTTTAATCCACGGCAGCGACTAGATCGCCAAGCCGGGCAAAGCGGGTGCAGGTCACCCCTCGGCTTGCCCCTTGCCTGCTCTGTCTAGAACGTGTTAGCCAAGCCGGCGCCACGGGCGATCCGCCCACCAAGCGCCAAGGCAAAACAGGACGCTGGTTCGACCATGCCGCTCGAAGACAGCTTCTCCTTCTTGCTGCCACTCAACTACGCGATCCACGTCGTCCGCCAGCCTCTCGATTGCGTCTGCCGCTTCGCTCAGTGCAACGCTGTGCGGGTCGTCCTGCCCACTAGCAAGGAATCGCAGACGTTCCACCAATGCCCGATCTGGCTCCGTGGGCCTGCGGTCGTCTTCCGTCTTCTCATCCATCGTCAGCCCTTTCGCGTGTAACGGGTAGACCTTGCGGGATCGGTTCAACCCCTGTTCGGCCCTATGGCCGCAGCAGCGAGCCTGTACATGCGCCGCGCTAGCTCTATTGCGTACGCTTCTTGTGCATGCACTGGCTCGCCGCATTCAGCGCCGGCCCACTCCTCTGCAATCTCGTGCAGCGCGCGGCGCAGCCGCTCTATCTCGGCCTTTGCATCGCGCAGCATGGCGGGGCTCGGCATGTGATCGCCCCTAGCCGCCTCCGCTGCTGGGCGCCACCGCTCGCGCTCTGCGGCCATGGCGGAATCGAGCGCGGCTTGGTCGTACACCGGCCCCCATTCGCTGACGCTACTGTGGCTTGGCACGCGCTTGCGGAAGATCCAGCTATCTAGCCAGCGCCACCCGCAGGGCTGTACGTTCATGTGATCCCCTTCATTGCAGCGCCCGGCTTCCGAGATGGTGAGGAACTTGGCGCGAAAGCCAGCGCAAGCACTGCTTGAGCGTGCCGCAGTATTCGACCTCGCCTGTCTCCATGTCCCGCAGCCGGCACGATGTGTAGCCAAGGCGCGGCTCGATCTGCCACTCCCGCCCACCGTGATGGCGAAGGTCAAGCGGTATCACGTCGCGCTCGTCGATGATTGGCTCGCGGTCTGGGATGCCGATGGAACGCTCATAGTCGGCGCGGTGCTCGGCCCAGCGGAGGGGGCGTTTGGGATTATGCATGGCGGCAAAGTTGCGCGACGTTGCCTAAAACACGTTAGGCCCGCTTCTCTTGCGAGCCGCCAAGTCTATGAACGCTTGGCAGTTCGTCGCGTCGCACGGCGTGTGATGCCTATGATCCGGGTCTTCAATCTCCACGCACGCGCCTTGGCCGTCTTCGCACTTGTGCGCGCACTGCACGATGGTTTGCCACCGCTCGCGCTCTGCGGCCACGGCTTCATCTATCCGGCGTTGCCACTCAATCGGGTGTCCGACCGCCTCAAGTGCGCCAGAGCACTCGCCCAGTTCGGAGCGCAGGCGGTCAATCTCGTCTGCAGCTGCGTCGGCCTCATCAATCAGCACTTGCAGCGCGTGCATGGCCGGGCGCGTGTTCGTGAACGTGTAGCGCATCACCTCGTTCACGGCTTCGCGCAACGGGCCCAACCCGTCAGTCAACCGGACCTTGGCCGGCGTTGCTTGGTCAGTCATCGTTGCTCCTGTTGCGGCCAAGGCCGGTTACTTCTACGTTGTGCCCCAGCCTTACGCCACTGCCAGGACATGCCCACGCGGCACCTTGAAACCGGCCGCCTTGGCGTGCCCACCACCGCCGTACTGCTTCGCCACCTCCGACACGTCCACGCCTTCGTCGGTGGCGCGCAGGCCGAACACGCGGCCCTCGGCCGTGTCCCAGTAGCAGGCCGCGAACGGCTCGCCCTGCGCCATTAGGTGCGCCGCGTCGCTCACCAGCGTGTAGGGCAGGCTGGCCACCGGCACGTCATAGGCGCCGATCACCATGCGCCGCTTGCACACCGCGACCAGCTCGGCCACATCCTTGTGGTGCTTGCGCTCGATGGCGGCGCCCGCCGCGGTCATCTTCAGCAGTTCCACCTGATCGGCGCTCATCAGCTTGTCCCACAACTCGAAGCTGTATTCGTGCGAGAACACGAACGCCTGAATCTCGCGCGTGCCCGGCAGCTTGAAGCGCCACAGGTCGCGGTCCTCCACATGGCCCAGCAGCAGCGGGCGGTCTTCGCCGGGGAAAAGGTAGTCCCAGGCCAGCGTGGCGCCGCTGCGGTTCAGGTCGGTGAAATGCGCCAGTTGCTTCGGCTCGCCGGTCCACGAGTCCTGCATGAACAGCGGCTGCAGGTCTTCGATGGCGGTCTTGTGGTGGTCGATCAGGCACACGCTGTTGGCCTCGGCCAGCATGCGCTCCACCACCGCGCGCTTGTAGCTGAAGTCCACCAAGAACACGTCGCGCCCGCGCACGTCGGGCGGGTCTTGCTGGTACACGCCGGCCACGTAGTCAGCGCCGGTGCCGTACTTCCGCCAGAAGCACCAGGCGGCGCTGAAGCCGTCCGCGCAGTTGCCGTGGTAGATCACAAGGGGTCGGTTCACTCGTCTTTCCTTTGGCTTCGGGTGAGAGGGGCACAACCCCTCAGTCAACGCGACGGCCTACGGCCGCGCGTTACTTCGATCGTTAGGCGTCTATTCGTCCTGCATAGATTTCAGCCCCATCGATTCGCGCAGCATCCGTTCCACCTGAAACAGTGCTTCACGAACCGCGCCAATTTCGTCCACGCTGTACGTCACCAAGTGGCTGGCGTCTTTGTAGCCTTCCCACTTGACCGTGCCGGAGTCAAGGCGGCGGCGCTTTCCAGTGCGAATCTGAATTTCAATGTCCATCGTCGTTTTCCGTGTTCGTTCACCAAGACGCCTAACTGTCGCTTCGAGCGGACGGCCCCCAAGGGGCCGCGCGCTCAAGCTAATCGTTAGGCCACGCAATTCAGTAGTCGCGCGCCCGTGCCGCAGCTTCGCGGCTCTCTTTGGTGCTCGTCAGCGCCTGGGAATACATAGCCGCGTACCCATTGGATGCCGGCTCCACAGCAACGCCTCCGGCCGGCGTCCAGCCGCGATCCAGCAACTCATTCACCTTCAGCTCAAGCTCGCTTGGCCCGTAGCCGGTAGCAATCTGGTAGTCCATCGTTCTCTCCTTCGGCCACCATGCGTGGCCTAACCCGTCACTCCAAGCGGACGCCCGGCGGCATCCGCGCCCTTCGGCCCTGCCGTGCAGGCGCCGCTTAGTTCTGCGTTCGGCTTCACTTCTGCGCGCCGACGCTCATGAACGGCACAGGGTGCTAGGCACGATGGAATAGCGCACGGTTAGGCTTGTCTTCACGGGTTGCGTGTCGCTCGTGGCGCCGTCCGCCTCCTTAACGTCTGCCTGTTCGGCGCGGATGTTGAAAATGCTCAGTGCCTGCCAGGGCGCGATGAGCGTGAACCCATCGTTCTCGATGCCCTTGATCGCTCCCCCGACGGTGATGACGCCGCGGTGCCCTGTCGGCACGGTGCGAATCGGCCAGAACATCACCAGCAGGACCAGCAGCACGAACACAGCCATGCCGTCGCGCACCAACGGGAATACGCGAACGGCATTCCCGCGCGGGGTTGCTTCAAGGTATCGATTCAGAAAGCTCATTCATTCCTCCAGTTGTGGCTTCGTTGTGGGTGAAGCCGAACCCATCGCTGAACGGGACGCCTAGCGGCGCCCGTTAGCTCCACCGTTAGGCGTCGAAGTCATCGCGCGCCGGTTTGTTGATTTGACGCTCCGCTTTGTGGGTGCGCCGCTTGTGGTGCTTCCCGCCTCGTGGCGACAAAGTGCCGCCCGCCTTGTTGTAGGGCCGCGCGCTCCAGTATTCGTAGCCGGTGCCTTTGGGCTCCTTGCAGGTGCGTTTCCTCGCGCTCACGACGCCTAACCTTTCGCTCAAGGGCGACCCAGCACGGCGGGTCGCGTTGTCACGCTTCGGCACGGCCCGTGCGCCGTGCTGATCGCCTTAGCTCAATCGTTAGGCCCGCTCCAGCCATCGGCTAGCCAGAAACGCCACCGCTGCGGCCTTGTGCTCGTGCTTTGGCGCGAAGGAGCCCTGAATCACCTGCAGGTGCCGCATCGCCTTCCGCAGGTCGATTCCCGCCCTCGGCGTCGGCGCTTGCTTCAGTCCGCAGTAAAACCACTCAGCCTGCCATTGCGCCCACGGGTGCGCGCTGCACTTGAACTCGTCAGGAATCTGGCTGTACTCAGGCATCAGTTTCAGGGCGCGCGCCGGGAACGCGCAGTCGGCATCTGTCACATCATGCGGCGTGTCAAAGTCCGCGCGCTCCGGCTCCAGCCGCCCAACCCCTCGGTGAACGGCGACGCCCGCCGGCTGGTCACTCTTGCTCATCTGCCACCTCCTGCGCGGCCGTCGGTCGCGCGTTACCTCGAACGTTGGGCGTCTTACTGCGCACCGACTCAAGCGCTCCGCAACGCGGGCAGAGCTCATCGGCGGCGCCGTATGCTGCGCGGCAGTGCGCGCACTCGTATCCAGTAACCTGCTTACTGGTTTGCGGCTTATCCAGCAACCCAGGTTGCTGCCTTGCGGCCTGCCGTGCGGCATCGCGCCGCGCGTGATCTGTGGTGTACCAGCTCATGTGTCGTCCCATTCCAGCATCCAGTGCGGCATTGCCACTCGCGCCATCATCCACTCCGGCCACGCCCGCACTTCGCGCTGCGCTGCCGTTATCTGCGCCAGTAGAGCCGCGCGCTTCGGACACGGCCGCCCAACACGCCGTTCGAGCCGAGGCGCAACGGCAGCTTTTCGCTTCGGGTCAGTCATCGCGCGCCCGGCTCAACGGCAACGTTGGGCGTCTTGCTGCACACGGCCCGCGCCACGTTAAGCGCTCTGAGCTTCGCGTCGATGTCGGCAACCGGCTCGCGCATGAAGTCGATGGTGATGCCGTGCTCATGGCCCTGCGCTTCCGGGTCGCGGCAAGCCGCGCCGTGCAACTTAGCTCCCACGTTAGGCCCTGCGCACTGCGGCTGTGCAGTCCCATCCCACATTTTCACTGGGCTTCACTCCGCGCCGTCTGCACTCTGTCATGTAGTGCGCAAGCGCCTGGTCTGCAGCATGGTCGAGTGCCGCCTGCCAGCAGCGGCGCAATCGCCGCGTCTCTAGGTCGTCGTCGCTCGGCAGGTACTTTCCACCGCGACACTCTGCTTCCCACTTAGCCCACTCATCAAATTTCATGTTGTCCTCGCTGTAGGTGCGCTGTTAAGCGGACTGCCTGCGTTAACATTGCGCTCAAGCGGAGCACCAACGGCCTGGGTAGGTTCACTCATTTCTCAGGCCTTCAATTCAAAGCGCAATCGGTCAACGAAGTCTGCGCACTCGTTTCTGTAGCGCGCCCATCCCGCGTAAGGCGTGGGAGGCTGCTTGGGAAGCGCTTGCAAAATGCGCGTCACCAACGGGCGATCGTCTTCCTGTAGTGGGCGCACTTCCGCGCGCTCCGGCGCCAGGCCGAACCCTGCGTTCGAGCCGTTCAGCAGCATCGGGCGCTTCACGAAAACATCCCTCGCTCGATCGGCAAGCCTTCTTCTACCATGCGCGCAGCCTCGCGCAGCGCCCAGGCAATCGCGGCGCGGTCGTCTTTGCTGCTCCCGGCGTCACTCACGCTCACGTCCAGTTCGCCATCGTCGTCGTGCTGAATCACTACCGTGTACGTGCTCATGTTTTCTCTCTTCGTTACGCCCGCTGGCTCAGGTGATGCTTTGACCACGGCCCGCGGATCATCCTCTCGAATCTCTCGCGCGCCTCGGGATTGTGGTCGATGTCGGCGCGGCTATCGACTCCGCAGATCATGCGAACGACACATGCTGCGCGGTCTGCACCGCTGCCGGCTTGGAATGCGTGCGTAACCTCCTCGCACGCTTCCAGATATGTGTCCGACAGCCACAACTGAAACTCCAGCTCGTTGCACCGCATGCCGAGCCATTTGGAAATCTCGCCGCCCTTCGGCTTCTCGGGCTTTTCAACGACGGTAAGCAGCCGCGCGAGAGCGATAGGCGTTCCGGGGGCGCCGAATAGCCGGAAGCCGTCCTGCGCGTGGCGCGGCTCGATGTCGCAGACGATCCTAAGCGTTCCGTCGGCCATCGTCTGAAGGCGCACGGTGGAGGCTTCGATTGCGCTCATGGCATCGGCCTTTCGGGACGCATGCACTTCCCGGCGTGAGAGCAGTGCGGTTGCCATATGCAATCGTGTTCACTCGCGCATTTGCGGCTGCTCTCGATGGCGAGCGCATCGCGCAATCGCTCAATCTCCGCGTCTGCTGACAGCGTCAGTTCGGCCGCAGCGTGGCGGGCGTCTCGGTGGCCGTACTTGTAGCCACGGCAGAAGGCGTCGGATTCAGCGCCAGCATCCACATTGTCCGGCAGGTTCATGATCTGTCTGTGAAGGCTCATGTCTGCACCATCGCAGCAGCAGCGCGCACGATTGCGCGGCGTGTGGCGGCGCCGACGTTCTCCGCGCCTTTAAATGGCTCTTGAACTTCGACCGCTTCACATTGCGTATCCTTGCCGGGGTAGCCCCATACCTCTGTGTATCGGCTATGCCCGATGTCCACAGTAAGGCTCAGTTCCACCGCAAGACGCAGCGCATCACCGTCGTCGGTTAGCGGGTTCCACTTGCCGTGCGACAGGAGATTCTCGTACTCCACGCCAGCCGCCTTAGCGGCCCTCTCCAGCAGTTCGCGGTCTGTCATAACTTCATCTCCCCGATAACGACGAGGCTTGGGCATCACGCCACCATCGCCTGCATGGCCTGCTGCAGCGCCTTCGCGCGCTCGCGGTGCCTGCTCTGCCGCTCGGCATGCGTTCGCGGTGCGGGCCGGGGCGCGTTGCGTCCCTTGCCCAGCTTGTACGCCCGGAGCGTCCGTCGGCCTCGGGTGTCCTCGTGCCACGCGGCAACATGGATCAGCCCGCGAGCGAACAACGTGGCGATGTAGCGCCGCGTCGTGGTGTAGCTGACGCCTGTCTCGTCGCTGATGTCCACCACCGACACGGGTCCGTGCATCAGGGCTTCGATCATGATGGCCGACGACAGGTGATTGAGAGTTGACGGTCGTTTCATGCCGCCTCTTTCGCCGGATTGGCCTTGATGAACGCCCGCAAGCGGGACTCAGGTGTGGAACCGCCGCCGGGGCCTTTCAGGAAGCCCCACACACACATCTTTTCCTCGTTCGTCGGCAGCGAGTAGTAGCCCTTCGCGGCTTCCAGTTCGCGGCCGGATGTGAACAGGTCCAGCATGTCGGCGGCGTACACCTCAAGCTCGTCAACACGCTCCTGAGTCAAGCCGTCCATGCGCTCGATGCGCTCCTGATCCCGCCAGTGCTTGTCAGCGGACGCGACGTACTTGGAGTCATCCCACATGCCCGAGAAGATGTCGCCAGCGAAGCCGAGGTAACTCGCGCACTTCACCAGCGCGTCGGTGACGGACTTCTTTGGCGCGTCCTCGTCCACCATCAGCCCGCCGTCGCTTTTCTTGTACGTGGCCTTCGTCTGCCCGATCTGCTGCAACTCCCCGCGCTTGCCGTCGAGCACGTACCAAAGCGACACGACGGCGATGTGCAGGGTGTCGGTGTCGGTCAGGCGCTCCATGCGCTCACTGGCGATCTGGAAGCCCCAGCCGATGCCGCATGGCCCGAACTCGTCGGTCAGGCGCTCGACGATCCAGTACGGTTTCGGACTGTTGCCCTTGTACTGCTTGCCGGTGATCGGCTTTACCGCCTTCGGGTCGGTGGTGAAGGCGCGTTCCCACAGTGCCTTATTCGGGTTCACGCATGCTCTCCTGTTGCTCGCACTGAGCAGTGATGATTGCCTCGCGCTGGTATTCCTCGGCCAGCACATCTAGGATGGATTCGAGCGCCGCTTCGACGGCTTCGTCTTCGTCGTTCATTGCCACGCCCACCGCGCCCACTCGAAGAGGCGCCACAGCCCAGCGACGGCCAGCACCACGCCGCAGACAGCGAAGGGCCAGACAATCGCGCCGCGACCTTCGACGGGATCGTCCTGGCCGATGTCCGTAGCAGCCTCGGCGTAGCACTGGCCGGGGCTCTGGCACTCGGTGCGGCCTTGCCAGCAGTCGCCGCGGCAGCCTGTGAAGCGCATGGCCGGGCTCACGACAGCCACCCCACAGCGACAGCAGCGAGGACAGCGACGAGGCCGACAGCGATGAGCAGATCGGTAATCGCGTGGCGGCGCTCGAAGCTATAGACGGCATAGGCGCTATCGACCGTGCTGGCTCCGGTGCGAGGCGCATAGCGCCAGCGCCTCCAGTGCGTGTCCTTGGGGCTCATTGCTTGCCCTCCGCTTTGGCGATGGCATACCGTGCCATTTCGGCCATGTTCTCAGCCAGCAACTCGGCCAACTGCTCGCACAGATCGCGCAGTGCTTCGCACTCTGTGGGTCCGCGACCGGTGGGGCCGTTTGCCTCGCCCTCATCGGCCTTGAGATATGCCATCCAGTCGTACATCGTGGTAGGCACGGGAGGGCGCACGTAGGATGTGACGATGAGGCTCATTGCTTGCCCTCCGCTATCTCGCACTGATCCGTTGCGTCGAGCAGCATCTGCGCCAGCGCTCGCGCCTTCGCGGGCGGTAGCCGCACGCCTCCGCTCATCGGGCCGGCGAACAGGTGAAACCAAACGGTCTTGTTGTCAGGCCTGGCGGAGAAGTCCCATTCGACTTCGTGGGGCAGATTGATAATGATGTGCTTCGTCATGCCGCCCCCTGGTCTTCCGCTGCGCTGATCGCCGCCTCTTCCGCGGCCTCGGCTGCCTCGCCTTCGAGCCGGAGCGTGATCGCATCGACCAGTTCATCGGCCAGCGTATCGCCAGCGTTGTCCCCGAAGGCCTCCGCGGGCGCCATCCACTCGCCACCGAACCAGATCAGCAGGTCATCGATCTCGCTGCTCGTGCGACCGTGCAGGTCTTCGTCCACGTAGAACGACACGAGCACGTGCATGTCGGCCTTGCCGAGCGTGACGGTGTGGCGCTCGTAGTGCTGCCACCGCGGCCCGATGGGCTTCGGCGGGTGCTTCATCGCGTCCAACTCCGCGCGGAGGTGGCGGGCTTCGGCGGTCATCTCCCCGACCGTGCCTGCGAGCCGCGCGATGCGCTGGGCGTCGCTCTCGACGTGCGCGGGGTACTGAGCCCGCTCGCCGGTCAGCGGCGGAACCTGCGCCCAGCGGTGCTCCAGCATGCGGGCGCTGCCGGTGGGCTCGTTGCCAGGAATGTCGGCGGTTGTGACGCCGGGCGGCATGTTCCAGGTGCTCATCGCTGCATCCCTCCGCGCCGCTGACTCCCACGAGCCACATTGCGACGCGATGGAAGAGATTAGACAAGGCTGACCAAGGCTTGTCAATACAAAACTGTCTAATCCCGACAAAAATACAAGGGATTGCGGGGCCTACTCAAGGCGCCCGGTACAGCAGTTCCCACGCCCGCAGGCCGCATCCTGCCGCAATTTCTTCCAGCTTGTCCAGCGTCACGGCATGCTGGCCTTTCGCGGCCCTGGCGATCAGCCGCACATCAAGCCCGCGAGCCATGGCCCAGGCACGCACGCTAGGGCGCTTCCCACGCGGTGTGTCGGCCGCGATCATCCGCCGCAAATTTGCGGCAAGAATGGCTCGAGCCGACTCGTGATGCAGAAAAAGACCGCGCGGCTTAGTATGGTATGAATGTTGAAAAACTTGCACTCTTAGACAGGATTGCCGCACAATGCTCCCATGTTGACACGAGAGTCTTTGGCCGATCTGTTGCGCGATGTGCGCGTCATTGATGTTGCCCGCGAAGCCGCGGTCTGCACGAAGACGATCTATCGCCTACGGCACCAGGCACACGCGCCCACCCTCACCACGCTGGAGCGTGTGCTCAAGGCAGTTGAGCGCGTCAAAGAGCGCAAGGCCGCGCCTGATGCTGCTTGACGCCATGGCCCCGTGCCAGGGTCGTCACATCGCTGTGAGCAATCGGCATGCCGGTATCTGCATCGGCTGCGCACGCTGGCACCCGCGCACGCGCTCGCCGCGAGCGATCGAGCCCGCAGCGGCCCAAGACGCGGAAGGCGTCTATCAGTGCATCAACAGGCGCAGCAGTGGACATCCGGTCACTGTGGACCTCGAACAGTCGGCGTCACATCCCTAACTCTCGGCATGTGGCAATAAACAGCATTCGGAGAAGTCGGGAATGGTCGAACTCAAGCCTTGCCCCTTCTGCGCCGCCGATGGCGAGTGGATGATGGACCTGTTTGACACGTTCGACGCCGGCCACATCGCATACGTCCGATGCGGTCGATGCGACTCCGCTGGGCCGAGCAAGTATTCCGAGGTCAGCGCGCAGGACGCGGCCAATGAAGCGCGGGTCATGTGGAACCGGAGGTGCCGTAGGCAATCCTCGTGCCCTCCGCTTTCCTGTCGTTGAGATGAGGGCAGCATGAACCGCTACGCAACCCAAGGCCGGCTGCTCATCGAGGCGATCCGCAATCGCCCGATGACGTATCAAGAAATGCTCAAGGTCGGCATCTCGACGGCGCCCTGGAAGCGCGTGGCCGAAAGCCTCGGCCCGCAAGAACGCATCAGCAAGGGCGTGCGGGTCGTCGGCGGGCGCTCTCTCGTGACGTGGCGGGTGGTGCGGGCGTGATCGAACATCCAGATCCATTGGTCACGTCCGACGTTGACTGCACAGACCTCGACGGCTTCATGCTAAACGTCGAGCGGCTGATGGCATCGGAGTTGGTCGCGCTGTCTTCGCACGAGGTGATCGGCGCGGCTCTGCTGCTCTGGTGCCGAGCGTGGAAACAGCGCCCAGCGGCCAGCCTGCCCAACGACGACAAGGTGAACGCGGCATTCGCGCGAATGCCGTTGGCGCGCTTCCGCAAGCTGCGCGCCGAGGTGCTGCGCGGTTTCGTGCTGTGTTCAGACGGCAGGCTTTATCACGCGACGCTAGCTAAGGAAGCGGCGAACGCGTACGCGCGCAAGGTCGCGTTTCAGCACAAGCGCGAAACAGATGCAGAACGCCTGCGGAAATGGCGTAACAGTACGCGGCATGAAACGCATGGCGAAACGCCACCTGAAACGCGTTTCGTCGCGGAAGGACAGGGACAGGGACAGGGACAAGAAATACATTCCGAAGCTATCGCTTCGGGCGGCAAGCCGCCGCCGCCCACAGACCGTGACCTCGTGTTCGCCAACGGCGTCCCGCTGCTCACCGCTGCCGGCGTGAGGGAGAGCAACGCCCGAAGTTTCCTGGCGGCTCAGTGCAAGTCCCACGGGGAAAGGGCGGTTGTCGAGGCACTGGCGACATGCGCAAGGGAAAGCCCCGTGCAGCCGGTGCCGTGGCTGCAGACCGCGCTGGCCGGCAAGCCCAAGCCTCGCAGGTCCGAGGCGCTGATGGACGGAAACATCGCCGCGGTACGGCGCTACCTCGAAGCCACGGGAGAAGCCCAATGATCGACCGAAAACGCCTCGCCGCGAGCCTCGCAGGAGCCTACGGGTTCTACGGCCAGGAGCTGACCGAATTTGCCATGCGCGTATGGGCTGACGCCCTGGACGGCATCGACGCAGACACCATCGACGCGGCATTCTCGCGGCACCTGCGCGACATCGATGCTGGGCGCTGGTGCCCCAAGCCGGCGGACATCCTGCGGCAGATTCGCGGCGATGTGGCCGAGCAGGCGCTGATTGCCTGGGGTGAGGTGATTTCGGCGGCGCGCTCCGGTGGCGGTGTGTTCGATGGACCCACGCAGCGGGCCATCGACAGCATGGGCGGGATGGGTCGTTTGAGGCTGGCGCGCGAGGACGAGAACGGCTTTCTGCAGCGGCAATTTGTCGCGGCTTACAAGGCATTCAGGGCGCGCGAGGAATCGCCTCCGCTGCTGGAGACTGATGCGGTCAAGAGGCTTACGGCATGACACCTCACTGCATGGGCGGCTGGTGCGATTTCCGCCACCGCTGCCACGATCACCTCAAGGAAGACAGGACCATCGTGGTCGAGCGGTTGTGCAAAAAGGGCCAGGAGATGCCGACGACGCCCTATGACAGCGACCCAAGGTTCGCTCAGTGGGTGGCAGCGAGAAGGCCGGAGAAAGTTTCGTGAGCCGAGTTAGTTTCAGCACCTACGCGCGCTTGATTCTCGCGCTGCCTGGTACGGCCGAGGAAGTCGCCGGAAGGTCAGGCATGACCACGACGTGCACTCGGCGCCTGCTGCGGCAGTTTTGGTCATTGCGGCTCGTCCACCCGGGCGCCGTCCTCGCACAGGGTAAGACTCGCACTGCGATATGGCTTGCTGGGGACGGGCAAGTCGCCACCGGAGCGCGGGTCGGGAAGAAGCTCCGGCCCCTGATCATGCACATCACGTTCGCGCATGCGTGGCGCGGGCTCGATCTAGGCGCCACGGTGCCAGACCTGTCGGAGCAATGCGGCATCTACCGAAGTGTGCTCTATCGGATGCTAAAAACCATGCGCAAGCAGTGTGCCGTGCATGTATGCGGCTGGGAGCGCGATGCGCTGGGCCGGTACGTCGCTGTCTGGACGCTGGGGGAAGGCAAAGATGCCAGGAAACCGCCGCCGCTTCCGAGGGACGGCACCATGCGCATGAAGCGCACCGCTACGAACAAGGCAATGTCACTGCTTACAGCCGACGCATGGAGAGAGGCGGCATGAAGGTGGCTAGGTTGGTATTGACCGAGCAGCGTTCGCGCCACCACGGGCCGGGGAGGTGGCTTGCCGGGGCGGGCGAAACCACAGCGCGAACTCCAGCCGCACATACGGCAGGCACCAGTCTCCCGGCGGCACATACGAGCCGCGCTCCGGTGATCCGACCATGAGCGCGAGGCAGAGTAGCTCCATGCTCGATGGCGGGATCTGACGGTGGCAGGGGTCCGCAGGCTTGCGGCGCCAGTTGCGCCACGTCTGCACGCCAGCGCGGCAGAGCGATGCCATCTGCGCGTCGGTGAGGCCGGCACGGGCCTGCAGGTCGATCAGGACGTCCGGGGTCGCTGGCTGCGAGCCCAGTGGCAGCGATGGCGTGACGACGGCCAGGGCGCGAGGCCCCGGCTTGCGGCCGGGGTGGTTGGGCATGTCAGCGGGCCGAGTGCGTTGCTGGCAGGTAGTCATAGACGGCGCCGACATGCGCGCGTGCGCCGGCCGCCTTGCGAGCGGCGCTTATCGCCGCTTGCCGCGTTGTGTGCCTCGTGAACCGCCGGATCACCGGCGCAGGCGCCGGAAGCCCGCCACTTTGTTCGCTTGGCTTTTCGTCGCCGAGTTCGACCGCCACCCAATGCTTTGCAGACATTCTGTTATCTCCCGCCCACTGCCCGGGGCCCGGGTCGCAGCACCGTGCTGCGATGTGTTGCACTATATCCCATTGGGATGTTATGCGCAACCCCCTAAACATGGGGGGGTGTCGCATGAGACAAGGCAATGAAGCATGGAGGGGTGGATGATGGAAGTGAAAGCTGAGTTCAAGAATGGTGCGTGCCGTCTTCACTTGGTGCCCGCCGACGAGTGGGAAAAGTTGCTACTTGGCGCGGTGGCAAAGGGTGGCGAGACGTTGAGCGCGGTTGTTACGTACAAGTCTGAAGGGCATTTCACGTACGGCAAATGCGAGGCTGTGCATGTGCTGCTAGAGGCCGGCGGCGTAAGTCAGCCATGAGACGCGCCGCCCGCACCGACGACAACCACGCGGACATCGTGCAGGCCCTGCGATCTGCTGGCGCTGCCGTTCAGTCTCTCGCCGCAATCGGCGACGGATGCCCGGATCTGCTCATCGGATACGCAGGCAGGACTGCGGTGGTGGAAATCAAAGACGGAAGCAAGCCCCCAAGCCGGCAGCGACTGACTCCAGCCGAAAGCGCCTGGCACGCAGGATGGACCGGCGGCACTCTCGCTATCGTCAGCGATGTGGAATCGGCAATGAGACTTCTGAGAGTGATGGCAGCGTGACAAGGGACGAACAGGTTTTCAGGCTATGGCGCCTGCTGGACGACATCGACACGCTGGACGACATGTGCAGGTTTGATGACGAAAGATTCCGCGACATGGCGCGAGAGGTGCAGCGGCAGCGGTTCGCAATCCTGAGCGGCGAGGACTTCGAGGAGCTTTGGCGGAAGTACGAAAATCCGTCAGACGGGATGGTGCGCAATGCTTGAAGAATTGCAGGTGATGGCAGCATGAAAGACCAAGAAGCCCTTATCGAAGAAGCTAAGGCAGCAGGCTTGTGGCTGAACTGCCATGACCTTTGGTTTCCCCCCGAAGACCTGCAGAACCTGAACAAAGCCGGCAGGTTTCGATGGGGAGCATCAAACTGGACATTGCGCGACCCAATGGAGCGCCTAGCGGAAATCGACGCCCACATTTCCCGTGTCCATGCCGAGCGCGAAGCATTTGCAGCACGAATTGCAGCGGCAACACAAGTAAGCGGATAATCACACTTACATGGCGATCAGTCAGGAAATCAGGGATCGAATCTGCGAGGAAATCGCCGCAGGACGAAGCCTGCGCGAAATCGTCAAGGAAGATTGGGCGCCGCATCGACGCGACGTTCACAAGGAATTGATTGCCGACGCTGCGTTTGCCGACCAGTACGCGCGCGCGCGGGAAGCGCAGGCCGACGTGCTGTTTGACGAGATTCAGGAGATTGCCGACGACGCGCGCAACGATTGGATGGAGCGCAACGGGCAAGATGCGGCCGGTTGGCAACTAAACGGCGAGCATGTACAGCGTTCTAGACTGCGGATTGATGCGCGCAGGTGGATGGCCGGCAAGCTCAGGCCGAAGAAGTATGGCGAGCGGCTGGATATCGACGCCAAGGTCGAGCATGTTGGTCTAGCCGATGCACTCAAGCAGCTCCGATCTGGTTAACATCATCCGCGGCTGGCGCAAGGCCGGTCCTGCGGAGTGGGCGCGCGAGGTGCTAGGCGTCACGCCAACGGCCCAGCAGTGCGAAGCCGGCAAAGCGATCGTGGAAAAGCGCCGGGTGTCGATCCGCTCGGGCCACGGCACTGGCAAGAGCACGTTCATGGCGTGGTCGGTGCTGTGGTTTTTGAGCTGCTACTTCCCGAGCAAGATCCCATGCACAGCCCCGACGGGGCACCAGCTTGATGACATTCTGTGGGCTGAGCTAGCCAAGTGGCTCTCGGTGATGAAAGACCGCGTGCCTCAGCTCGCCGCGGAGTTTGAGTGGAAGTCGGAAACCATCGAGCTTAAGGCGGCGCCGCGGGAGTCCTTCGCTGTCGCCCGGACCTCACGCCCGGAGCGTCCCGAGGCCCTGCAAGGCTTCCACAGCGAGAACATTCTGTTCGTCATTGACGAGGCCAGCGGCATCCCTGACGAGGTTTTCCAGGTGGCCGAGGGTGCTTTATCCACGGATGGGGCATTCGTCCTGATGGCGGCCAACCCGACCCGCATGGATGGGTACTTCTACGACAGCCACCACAAGATGCGGGCCCGCTGGGCGGCGCTGCACTGGAACGGCGAAGACTCACCGATGGTCAGCCGCGATTACGTCGCGGACATGGCGGCGAAGTACGGGGTTGAGTCCGCGATCTACCGTATCCGGGTCCGTGGCGACTTTGCCGGCAACCCGGACGGCATCATCCCGCTAGACCTGATCGAAGCCGCACAGCGCCGAGATGTGAAGGATTTTGGGGATGAGGTGTGGGGATTGGACGTTGCCCGCTTTGGTGAGGACCGCACAGCCCTGTGCAAGCGCAGGAAGAACGCCATGCGGGTTCCGGTCGAATCCTGGCGTGGCAAAGACACGATGCAGACCGCCGGCCTGGTGAAACTGCGCTATGACGCGGCGCCGAAGAAGCCGGAAGCGATCTACGTGGACGTGATCGGCCTCGGGGCGGGTGTCGTGGACCGGATGAAGGAATTGGGGCTCCCCGTGGTCGGGGTCAACGTGGCCGAATCTCCCAGCGCAAACGACAAATACATGAGGCTCAGGGACGAACTATGGTTCAAGGCGCGGGAGTGGTTTGCGGCGCGGGATGTGGCTATCTGCGAAGACGATCCGCTAGTCGCGGAACTGACCCTACCGACGTACAAAGTGACATCGGCGGGGAAGATTCAGGTCGAGAGCAAAGACGACATGAAGCGCCGCGGTGTGATAAGCCCGGACCTTGCAGATTCGTTTTGCCTGACGTTCGCTCAAGGTAGGCCGATGTCTAAGAGTTGGAATAGGCCGCTGGTGTATCCGAAGGGCGGCGTGATATGACGATGCGCTCGGTGAACGCCGAGATTGCTGCTTTGCGGCAAACCCTCGAAGAAATGCGGCGTGGAATGGCCGATTTGCAGGCGCGGTTATTGGCATTAGAATCGCGCCCGTGGCAAACGAAACCCTACTCGCGGCAATCGAGAGGCACGAAACCCTAGCCGATTCCTACGGCAGCCTGTCCGAAGACCGCGCCGAGGCGCTTGACCGCTATCTAGGCAAGCCCTACGGCAACGAGATTGAGGGCCGCTCGGCGGTTGTCTCTCGTGACGTATGGGATACCGTCGAGTGGATCAAGCCGCAGATTGCCGACGTTTTCTGTGGCGGTGAGCAGGTTGTCGCCTTCAGCCCAACCGGCCCGCAGGACGTAAAGGCCGCGGAGCAGGAAACCGAGGTCGTTAACCACATCGTTACCGAGAAGAACGAGTGGTTCACATTGTTCGGCGGCTGGCAGCACGATGCGCTGCTCCAAAAGGTCGGCTATGTGCTGGCCTACTGGGACGAGAAGGAAGACAGGACGGTAGAGCAGTACAAGTGTCTGTCTGCCGACGAGTTGGCGATGATCCTGTCGGATTCCTCGGTCAGTGTCACAGAGGCAGAGATTGAGGAAGGGCCGTACGGGCGCGAATACTCGATCAAGCTGCAGCGGGTCAAGAACTACGGCTGTGTCCGCATCGAGAACGTCGCGCCCGAGAAGGTGCTTGTCTCGCACAACGCCCGCAATCTGAGCCTGCAAGACCCGCGGCTCGATTTCGTCGAGTACATCGAGCACAAGACCATTTCCGAGCTTCGCGACGAGGGTTTCAAGGTCGAGGACGACCTGAGCGACCACGCTTCGACAACGCAGGATTGGGCCGACAACGAGCGGGACGAGGCGAACCCATTCCGGAATCAGGAGGACGGCGAGTCTTCTCCTGCTTCTAGAAGGCTCAAGGTCCGCAACGTCTGGATTCGCCACGACAGCGACGACGACGGAAGGACCGAGCTGCGGCGGGTTGTGGTTGTTGGAACGACGATCCTGCTGGATGAGGACGCCGATCAGGTCACGCTGGTAGCCCTGTGCCCGATCATGCTGCCGCACCAGCACAGCGGGCAGTCTGTTGCCGATGCGGTGATGGACTTGGAGAAGATCAAGACGGCGCTCCTTCGGGGCGCTCTCGATAACGTTTACCTCGCAAACAACGGCCGGCATGCGATCAATGTAAAGAACGTCAACCTAGACGACATGCTGGTTAGTCGTCCTGGTGGCGTGGTTCGCGTTGACGGAGTGCCTGGCGAAAACATCTTACCGCTACAGCACTCCACGACAGGGCAGGTTGCCATCCCGATGTTGGAGTACGTTGACCGGATCGCGCAGAAGCGCACCGGGGTCAGCGAGGCGATGCAGGGCCTGAACCCAAACGCGCTGAACAACTCGATGGGCGCGCAGACCAATATGGCGATGGTCACGGCTGCTCAGCAGCGGATCAAGTTCATCGCCCGGACGTTCGCGGAAACCGGGGTCAAGAGCCTATATCGCATCGTCCATGCGCTGACCTCGAAGCACGCCAAGCAGCCGATGACGCTGCAACTGCGCGAGCAGTGGGTCGCTGTCGATCCCAGGGAGTGGGTCAAGCGCGAGGATTTCTCAATTTCCATCGACAACGGCGACAGAGGGACGGCCGTGGCGATGCTCGAAAAGGTGATGATGGCGCAGATGCAGGCGATGGCCGCCGGGCTGACATCCCCCCCGAAGATGTTCAACGCTTTGAAGCGGTGGACGCAAAAGATGGGCTACCGCGACCCGCTGGAGTTTTGGGACGACCCGGCCACGAAGCCGCCAGCCCCGCCGCAGCCGCCCATTGAACTGCTCAAAGTGCAGGCGCAGGGCCAACAACAGGCGCAAATCGAGCAGATGCGCCTACAGGCCGAAGCGCAACTCAAGGCGCGCGAGCACGACCTCAAGATGCGCGAGATCGAAGCGAATCTCGCCCTGCAGCAGTCCAACGACATCCGCGACAGCCAGCGCGAGCAGATGAAAGCCGAGGTTCAGGCGATGCTTGAGCGCGAGCGGATTCAACTCGATCAGTGGAAGGCGCAGCTAGAGGCCGCAGTGACGCAGCAGACCACGGAGCAGAACAACGCCACCAAGCTCCAGATTGCCGGCATCCAGCAGGAAGCGCAGGCGCAGTCCGAGGTTCTGAGGATCGGCCACGAGGCCACGCAGAAGCACGAGGACAGGGCGCATCAATTGATGCAGTCAGAGAAGCAAGCGCAGCAGCAGGATAAGCAGGCCAAGCAGGAGGCCGAAGTGAGCAATCCGGAGCCGGACCCGCGTGTCGAGCAACTTATCGAAATGATGCGCCAGATGCAAGAGGAAATGAACGCGCCGGCCGAGATTGTCAGGGACGCGCTTGGCAAGGCTGTAGGCGTCAAGCGGGGCTCGCGCACGCGCGAGGTGGTGAGGGACGAGAGCGGTCGGGCCATTGGGCTCGCCTGAAGGGAAGACGATGAGCGACGAACAGAAACCGGCCGATCTGCAGGCGCAACCGGCCGTCTTGACGGCCACGATCCAGATCGTGCGCGCGAAGACCGGCGGGGTCGAGACATACGAGATTGTCGGCACGCCGATTGAGCAACCGAAACCGAAGGAGGCCGAGTAATGGCCGTCACCCACTCCACGGCGATGCGCAACACGTTTGCCGATGCCGTCACGACTGCGCTCGGGACTTCCCCGAAACTCAAGTTCCGCCTATCCGGCACCGTTGCATCGCCTGGCACGGCTGCGGCGACGCTGACCATGAGTGCGACGCCATTTCCGGGTGCGTCAGGCGGGGCGATGACGGCCAACGCGATCACCAGCGACACGAACGCAACAGGGAACGCGACGGCGGTTGCGAACGCGACGCTCGAAACGTCGGCTGGCACGGTGGTTGTTCACTGCGCGGTGGCCGCGAGTTCGAGCGACATCAACATGACGGGCGGGCTCACCATCGGAGCGGGCGATACGGTGTCGTGCTCGTCGCTGACTTACACGGCTTGTCCGTAGGGGGGGGCGCCATGATCCGCCGCATCATCCTCTCTGCTCTCCTGCTGCTGGCGCTGCCGGCGTGGGCGCAGCTCACCTCGGCGCAGCTTGCGACGCTGAAGACTGCGATTCTTGCGGACCCTGCGCTCTCGTCGCAGCCGCTGACCTCGGCCGGTGCGCAGACGATTGCCGATGCGTTCAACGCGCAGGCATCCCCGGCGTTCACGGTCTGGAAGACCAGCGTTACGGTTCGTGAAACCGGACAAGTCTTCGACGGCACCGAATGGGCCGGCATGACGAGCGCCAATCACACACGCCTGCAGACGGTGGCTCAGTACCTCGCGTCCTACAACGCGGGCGTTGCAGGCATCCGGGCGATGTTCAATGACATTTGGTCGGGTGCCGGTGGGACGAACACCCGTGCGGCGCTGCTGGTGCTGTGGAAGCGCACGGCCACGCGAGCCGAGAAGTTGTTTGCCACGGGGACGGGATCGGACGCAGCGCCGGCAACGCTGGTCTTCGAGGGTCGGCTGTCCTCTGACACCGTGCAGGCCGCGCGAGAACTGCCGTAAGGGGGCGACATGGCCGGCAACATCACGATCAACTATGCGGCCAGTTCGGCTCTAACGGTCACGAACCTGCACAGCCTCGCGTCGTCGCAGGATTGGACGGCCGGGTGGACAAGCGCGAGCACGGTCAACACGTCGAACAAGTACCTCGACTATGCCTATGGCATGACGTTCACCACGCATGCCTCGAATCGTCAGGCAGGCACGATCAATATCTACGTCATCGCCTCGCTGAACGACACGCCGACCTGGCCGGCGACGGCCTCGGGCACCATCGGCACCGAGGGTGCGCTGTCCTTTACCGACACCGAAGAACGCGACACCCTATGTCGGCTGCTCGGCTCAATCACGGTGGACAACACCGCGAGCGCGATCTACACATTCCCTCAGACGGGCATCGCGCAGTTGTTCGGCGGCATCGTGCCGACGCATCACGCGATCTACATCGCGCAGAACTGCTCAACCACGACAACGGCGGGCTTCGCGTCGTCGGGGAGCGCGGTCTATCAGACCCCGGTCTTCGCGGCCTACACCTGACCTAAACGGCTGACGCGCCGTGACGCTCATCCTACAGCGGCCATGGACGCGGCAGCCACAGACGCCTGTCGGCGTCAACTGGCGTAGCCCACTCGCGCGGGCTTTGGTGCTGGCGTGGACGCCTACGGGCGGTGACGTAGCCAGAGGCTCCACAGCTCTCACGCTCAACGGTAACGCGGCCCGAAAGGCTGGCCCCGCCGGCATCGCCGTGTCCGGAATCACGGCAATCAACGACTTCCTGGCGCTGCCCGACATGACGGGCGTCCTGGGTAGCCGTTGGTCGGTTGCGATGGTGCTGCGGACGGCCAGCACGAACAATCAGGGCTTCGGCGATATGTCGTCGGTGCATGCTTCGGCAGAGCACTATCCATTCAGCGGCGACCCCTACATCACTTTTGGATCAGAAACTAGGTTTCAGGTCACGTTTCCAAGCGGCGTGGCATTGACTAGTCCCCACTGCCTTGTGGGGGCAATGGATGCCAACGGTGTCGGGAACAATGCTTATGCCTACGTGAACGGCGCCGCGTGTAACCTGAATGGATACACGCCTGGGGGCACAAACCACGCCTGGACGTCCGGTCGATATATCGGATACAAGACCGGAGACTTTGCGGCGTGGGATGGTGAGGTCTATGCCATCTTCGCGTGGAACCGGCAGTTGCCTACAAGTGAGGCGATAGAGGTTTCACGGAACCCTTGGCAACTATTCGTTCCGCTCAGGCGCCGCTTGTGGGTGCCGAGCGCTGGCGGTGCCGCAACGCACACGACGACAGGGGCGCTTGCCGCTGATGCGGCGACAGTAGCCGGCACCGCGACGCACCTGACGCTGCACGCGACAACCGGGGCGCTGGCAGCACAAGCGGCCACGGTATCAGGCACATCGGTTCACCCGCACACTACGACGGGCGCTCTGACGGCGCAGGCGGCAACGCTGTCAGGCACCGCCGCGCACGCGACGCTGCACACCACGACTGGCGCGCTTTCGGCTGCCGCGGCGACTGTTGCGGGCGCAGCGGTTCATCCCCACACGACGACCGGCGCCCTTGCCGCTGATGCCGCGACTGTCGCAGGCACGGCGGGCCACACCGCGACCACACACCCGACGACGGGCGCTTTGCAGGCGGGGGAAGCGCAGATCAGCGGCACGGCGGCGCACGTAGGCGCCAGCACGGCCCGCGGCGGATATTTCAGGTTTGCCCGTCGCCGCAATTACATCATCGCCGGCAAGCGATACCACGACCTCACCCCCGAGGAAGTCGCGCAGATCGTGGCCGAATTGAGCCTGGTCCGGGAAGAAGTCAAAGTCGTTCCCGCGGCCAAGAAACCGCACGTCGTCAGCAAGGCCCAATGGGCCGAAATCAAGGCTGTCGAGGTGTATGACGACGACGAGGACGTTTTGCTACTTCTATGACACCAGACGACGAACTGAGGCGCGCCGAGCGTGCAGAGCGGCTTTTCAACGACCCGCTGATGCAGGAGGCGCTAAAGCACCTCGAATCCGAGTGCGTGCGCCTGTTTCACGAGTGCCCGCCATCGGACGCTCAGACCCTCGCTGCGGTGAAGTCCATGGATTACTTCAGGGTCAAATTCGAAGCGTTTTTCCGGCAGGCGCTGGCTAATGGCAAGCTGGCAAAGGCCGAAATCGAGCGGAAATCGCTCGCACAACGCGCGAAAGATGTAATTCGCCGCGTTTCCTGATAGGATTTGAGTTATGGACCAAACGACCACGCCGGAAACGGAAGTCGGCCCCCTTGACGAACAAGGGGCGGTTAATGAATTGCTCAGGCGGTGGTCAAAGCCTGAGCCGGAAGCGGTAGAGAGGCCGGAAGCAACACCGGAACCCGAGCAGGCGCAAGCCGACGCTCCGGTCGAGGCAGATGCGCCGGAAGAACCCGCTGCCGAGGCCGATTTCGAGTTTGACGTTGGGGGCAAGAAATTCAAGCTCCCCAAAGCTCTCGAAGAAACGCTTCGTCCCATTTCGGCGACGGTCAAAGAGATCGAAGCCGGCGCGACGCGGAAGTTTCAAGAAGCCGCCGATGCTCGAAAGGCCGTAGAAGCCGAGAGGGCCGCTGTCGCCCAGATGCGCAAGATCGCCGAGACGCAAGCCGATTTGCTTGCCGATCACAAGGCGATTGCGCGGCGCATGCAGGCCATCGAGGAAGTCGATATCCACGCCACGGATGCCGACACCCTAGCCCGCCACAACGCGGAATACACCCGCCTCAGCGCTGCCAGGCAGCGGATCGAAGCGGCTTTCCACCACGGTGTTCAAACGATGCAGCAGCAGGAAGCCCAGGCTCTCCGTGCGCGGCAGGAGCACGCTGAACGTGTGGTAAGCCAGCGGATCAAGGGGTGGGGGCCTGACCTGCAAAAGGAACTGGCCGAGTACGCAGTGAGTCGCGGGGCGCCTGTGGAGGCGTTGAACTCGATCACCGAGCCATGGATGGTGGAAATCCTCGCGGATGCCTCATACGGCCGGAAGATGCGGGAGCACAAAGCCACGGTTGAAAAGCGCGTCGTGCAGACGCAACCGACGCTGCGCCCAGGCGCGGCGGCATCACAACCTAGGGCTGAGAAACAGGCCGCGGAAGCGATGGACCGACTGAAGAAGTCCGGTCATCCCGACGATGCAGTCGCCGCGCTTCTGGCTCGGTCCATGAATCGAAGGAAATGAATCATGGCTCAAGCAGCCGGTACTACCGACACCTATGACCTCGTAGGTCTCGCGGAAGACGTTGAAGACGTGATCTTCAACATCTCCCCCACCGAAACGCCCCTGTTGTCGGGCTTCAAGCGCGAAAAGGCGACGGCGACGCTGCACCAGTGGCAGACAGACAGCCTGGCATCGGCCGGCGCGAACAAGTTCGCCGAGGGTGACGACAGCACGTATGCGACGGCGACGCCGACGACCATGCTGACGAACCAGCTGCAAATCTCGAAGAAGACCGTCATGGTCTCCGGGACTGCAGACGCGGTGCGCAAGTACGGCCGCAAGGAAGAATTCGCGTACCAGCTCACCAAGCGCGGACGCGAACTGAAGCGCGACATCGAGTACACGATCAGCCGCGATCAGGCGTCGTCCTCGGGCTCGGCGAACCAGACTCGCCAGATGGCTGGCATCGAGGCGATGATCGCCGGCAACCGCATTGTGTCCTCGGGCAACACCACGGGCACGACCCCCGGTTACGCCTCGGGAGCGTGGGGCGCGGTCACTGACGGCACCTCTGGCAACCTGGACGAAACGACGTTCCTGTCGGCCCTGGAAGCGGCCTGGGTGGACGGCGGCGACCCGAGCGAGGTGTACTGCGGTTCGTTCCAGAAGCGCAAGATCGCCGCCTTCTCTGGCGCGACGAAGTATGCGGGCGTCAGCGTCAACCAAGACCGCAGCGGCCGGCAGTCGCAGGGCGTGATCGTCGGCGGCATCGACCTGTACATCTCCGACTTCGGGGAGCACAAGATCATGTTGCATCGGTACATGAAGACGAACACGATCCTGTGTCTCGACCCCGACTACTGGGCGACGGCATGGCTGCGGCCGATCCGGTTCGAAGAGCGGGCCAAGACGGGCGACGCGACGCGGGGCGAACTGCTCTGCGAGTGGACGCTTGTGGGCCGCAACCCGGACAGTTCGGCCAAGGTGCAGGGCCTGCAGGCTTCCTGATCTCCTCCCCCTGCCTGCAATGGGCAGTTGCCACAAGGGGCCGGGCCAACAACTCGGCCCCTTTTTTTAATGAAGATCGCAGAGAGCACGATCAGCGACACTGGCCTGAAAACGACCATCGGGTTTCAGGACGAAAAGCTCGTTGTTTCATACGAGCAGGATGTCGAGCCGTCGCTTGACTACGCAACCGCTTTGCGGAATTCGACCGACTACAGTAAGCAGGGCATCAAGGATGGCCTGTGGCATACGGTCCACATTCCAGAGAGCGTGTGCCTGCAAATGATGGTCGAGGACGGATTCGACCCGTACAAGAGCCCGGCCAGCGAACTTAGAAAGTTCCTCGTTCGCAACCGGGCCAAGTATTCGCGGCTGTTCACCACGGGGGGCAAGGTTTGAGCGAGTACGAGCTAATTCACGTATCGCCGTCAGACGACGATTCGCGGCTTATTGAGGCGCTGAAACAGTACAAGGCAGCCGAATCGTTTGAACAGGAGTTGGCAGCCATTGACATGATTTCTTCGTTGATTCGCAGGAGCGCTTACGAGCGTTGCGCGGCCATCGCAGAGGATTACGACTCGTGGGACGTAAATCCTGCAAGCAACATTGCAGACAGAATCCGCGCACTGAAATGAGCGAGTACGCCGAACTTTCCAAGCTGATTGACGATGACCCGGACGAGGCGGTCAAGCTGGCAACCGACAAGCTCAACGAGAACCCAGACGATGCCTTGAGCCTGTTCGTGATCGCGGAGGCGTATTCACGAGCCGAGCGGTTTGGGCTCGCGGCGAATCTGTACCAGCGGATCACGCAACTCCGACCGGATCGGCTGGAGCCGTGGAACAACCTCGGGATGTGCTATTCCGGGCTCAATCTGGATCACAAGGCCCGCGAAGCGTTCATGCAGGCGCACCGGGTGGACCCGGCCAGCCACCTCCCTACGGCAAACCTCGCGATGGCGGCTTTCCAGGCCGGGGACATCCCGCAGGCAATCAGTTGGTGCAAGAAGACGCTTGCCATTGAACCGGAGTCTCGGGCCGCGCAGTCAACCCTGTCCCTGTGCCAGCTCTCCAGAGGCGAATGGGAGGATGGTTTCAGGAACTACCAAGCCAGTTTGGGCGGCAAGTTCCGCAAGATCAACAAGTATCGGCCCGGCGACGATAACGAACCGTTTTGGGATGGCACTCCCGGTAAATCGGTGGTGGTTTATGGGGAGCAGGGTATCGGCGACGAAATCATGTTCTCGTCGTGCATTCTTGATGCAGAGAAAACCTGCTCGACGGTGATTCTGGAATGCGACCACAGGCTTACAAACCTGTTCAAGCGGTCATTCCCGAATGTCCACGTTTACGGAACGCGCCGGCAAAAGGAAGGCGTGACGTGGATTGCCGAGGAAACGATTGACTACTCAATTCCAATTGGGCAGTTGCCTCAGTTTTTCAGAAAGTCCCCGCAGGACTGCCCAGGAATGCCTTACCTGACGGCCGATCCCGAAAGGCGCACGCAATGGCGTGCTTTGTTCGATTCGTGGGGGCCGAAACCGAAAATCGGCATTTGCTGGTCAGGCGGCACAAAAGCGAACAGGCTTAAAGAAAGAGCAATCGGGTTGCAGGCATTTAAGCCGCTGTTCGAGGCAATTGACGCCGATTGGGTAAGCCTGCAATACAAAGACCCGACGAAGGAAATTCGTGAGTCGGGGTTTCACGTGAAGCACTTCAAACGCGCATGTGAAACCGACGACTATGACGATACCGCGGCGTTGATCGCGGAACTGGATATGGTGATTGGCGTACACACTGCCGCGCACCATATGGCCGGGGCTCTAGGAGTCCCGGGGATCGTACTCGTGCCCTCTAAGACGATCTGGATTTACGAGCTTGACTCCTTGCCTTGGTACAGGTCGGCCACCTTGTGCAAACAGAAGAAAGGCGAGACGTGGCCACAGACGTTAAAGAGGCTTGCAAATGATCCCTGTTTGGGTGGGCTACGATCCCAGAGAGGCGGTGGCGTTCCACGTCTTCACCCAGTCGCTGATTCAGCACGCAACGAAACCCGTATCGGTCAAACCGATGGCGTTGCACTTGCTGCGTGACTACGAAGAAACGCACACCGACGGCTCCAACCAGTTCATTTACTCTCGGTTTCTTGTCCCATACATGATGGGGTTCAAGGGCTGGGCGGTGTTTTGCGATGGCGATATGGTCGTCAAGGACGACATTGCAAAACTTTGGGCGCTGCGCTCCGACGAGTATGGGGCCATGGTTGTAAAGCACGATTACCAGTCGAAGCACAGGACAAAGTATGTCGGCACTTCGATGGAAACCATCAATCCGAATTACCCGCGGAAGAACTGGTCATCGGTGATCCTGTGGAACTGCGAGCACCCGGCAAACCTGATTCTGACTCCTGAATATGTCCGGGCGCATCCTGGATCGGTGCTGCACCGGTTCTCGCATTTGCTGGAGTCGGAACTCGGAGAACTGCCGAAGGAATGGAACTGGCTTGTCGGTGAGTATCCCGAAAACCCCGATGCCAAGCTGATTCATTACACGCTCGGGATTCCGGCAATCGAGGCGTACAAGGATTGCGAGCACGCGCGGGAATGGCGTGAGGCGATGAAGGCCGCGACGGAGGTGCAAACGTGATTACTGATCGCATCGACGCCATTACGCTGATTCCGCCGTCGCATCGGTCTGAAGTTTGTCCATCCCCTAAGTCGGTCAAAATCGAGTTGACTGCAACCTGCAATTACTCGTGCTCTTTCTGCGTCAAATCGCTCCGAAAGGACGATGGGCACATGGACCGGGCTTTGTATAGCCGGATCATTCGGGAACTGCGGCAATCCGGCGTTGAGGAACTAGGCGTTTTCTACATCGGCGAGTCGTTTACCTGCAAATGGCTCCCGGATGCGATTGCCGAGGCCAAGGAAGTCGGATTCCCGTATGTGTTCCTGACGACCAACGGCAGCGCGGCGACGCCGGCCCGTGTGCGTGCGTGCATGGAAGCGGGGCTCGACAGCCTGAAGTTCTCGATCAACTTCGACACGCCCGAGCAGCTTGCCGCGGTCGCGCAGGTGTCGCCGACCTACTGGCGCAAGGCCATCGACAACCTCAAGGCCGCGCGCGAAATCAGGGACGACGGTCAGTATCAGTGCGGCCTGTACGCATCGTCGATCCAGTTCGACGGCGAACAGGGCGAGCGCATGCGCGCCGTCATCGAAGAGATTCGGCCCTTCGTGGACGAGTCGTATTTTCTTCCTCTTTATGGCATGAGCGGGGCAAGCAAGGCAGCGGGCTGGAAGCCACAGCCCGGGAATCCTGGCCGGCTCGATGCCATGCGCGACCCGCTGCCATGCTGGGCCGCCTTCACCGAGGGGCACGTTACCAAGGATGGGCTTTTGGCCGCATGCTGCTTCGGTACGGGGTCTGATGGCGACCTCATCATGGCCGACCTGAAGCAGGTCAGCTTCATGGAAGGCTGGAACTCGCTGGCGTACCGGAGCCTGCGCAGGGCTCACCTGAAGCGCGATGTCTCGAAGACCGCGTGCGCGGGGTGTGCTGCGGCATGAGGGTCACCTTCAAGCGGTGGTCGCCGGAACTGGCATCGACCCGATACCGCTCAATCATGCCCGAGCGGTGGCTGAGGGATCAAGGCGTCAGCGTGGGGACAGATTGGCTCGTGATCGGCAAACACGGCTGGTCGTGGCCGCAGGAAACCGAGGGCTTCGCTCGGGTCTGCTTCGACGTGTGCGACGACCATTTCGACTCCGAGAAGTGGGGCAGTCACTATCACGTCGGTTGTCGGGAAGCCGCCATCGTGACCTGCAACAGCCCGGAAATGGCGCGCGTCATCAAGGCGCAGACCGGCAAAGAGGCTGTCGTGATTCCGGATCCCTACGAACAGCCGGAGATGGACCCGCGAATCTCCGACCGGCTGCTGTGGTTCGGGCACGGATCAAACCTGCCAGATTTGCTGCCGTGGCTGCCGAAGATTGGCGAGGTTGAGATTGTCTCGAACATCGCCAATCACCGGGTTACACCGTGGACGCACGCCAACATGGACGCTGCGTTTTCTCGGTCTGGCCTGGTGGTGATCCCCACTGGCAAAAGCATGGCGAAGTCGGGCAACCGGGCGATTGAGTCACTGCGCAGGGGCCTGTTCCCCGTGTGCGGATTCCTGCCCGCCTATGCCGACCTCGGGGTTTGGATAGGTGACATCGCTGACGGGGTGGATTGGGCGCTGAATCACCGTGGCGAGGCCATGAAGCGCATCAAGGCGTCGCAGGACTACATCAGGCATCAGTACAGCATCGACCGGATCGGAAGTCTATGGCTCCGCGCGCTTCGCCAGTAGCTCGATCTGTTCAGGAATGGTTCGCATTCCAAACATGGAAGCCAGATATTCGGCCAGGTCCATCATCCGCCCGTCTGTCCGCAGCGACGCTGGCAGTGGCACGCCGTAGCAGGCATGCAGCAAGAGGTCAACGATCCCCTCGGCTTCGTGCCGCGATAGGTCGATCTTCATGACGGACATGGTACGCCTGAATCTCGGCTGTGGGAACAAGATTCTGCCCGGCTGGGTGAATGTCGATGTGGCTTCAAAGCGGCAACCGCCGGATGTCATTGCAGACGTTACCAAACCGCTCCCATTCGCGGATAATCACGCTGACGCGATTCAGGCGATCCACCTAATCGAGCACATGAACCGCTGGGACGTTCACGACATCCTGACCGACTGGTTCCGTGTACTGAAGCCGGGCGGACAACTTGTGCTTGATATGCCGTGCCTGGACAAGATCATGAGGATGTATGCCCACTGCCTCATTGATGGCAAGACGTTGGATTGGCGATTGTGCGTCATGGGGCTGTTTGGCGATCCTCGGCACTGCGACGAGCTGATGATGCATCGCTGGTGCTATTCGACAGCGGAAATCAAGCAAACGCTAAAGCTGGTCGGATTCGAGAAGATCGAGATATCTGAGCCGACAACGCATATCCCATTGCGAGACATGAGGGTGACAGGATGGCGACCAACTACACCGGGCTAAAAACCGAGATTCAGGGCTTCATCGAAAGGTCTGACCTTTCGACGGTGGTCGATACGTTCATCGACCTTTGCGAGTCCGAGATGCAGCGTTCGGTGAAGATTCTGGAATTCGAGACGACGGGAACGGTGACGATCACGGACGGCGCCGGGAGTCTCCCGACAGGGTTTGTGGGGGCTCGGTCCGTGTCGTGGGAGACGAGTCCTGAAAGGCTCCTGCGGTACGTCCCGCCCGATGAGCTGTTGAAGCTGAACGCTGGCGATCCGTCAACGGTCAATTACTACACAGTTACCGGCAGCGAAATCAAGGTGGCCGACGACCAATCTGGAACGCTGAATGTCACTTACATGGCGCGTTTCACGCCGCTGTCTGACTCGGCGCCCACAAATGCAATCCTGACGAATCACCCGGCAGCGTACCTGTACGGCTCCCTTGTCCACGCGGCGGTTTACTGCAAGGACTTCGAGGGCGCAATTGCTTATCAAGCCCTGTTCCAAAAGCAGATTGACGAGATCAACGCCGACAACAAGGACCGGAAGTACCCGGGCCAACTGGTGCAGAGGCCGGCGTGATCCCGCTTCTCGGCTTCCTTCCTGACGCCGACCCGGCTACCCCTGGGGCCATCATTGACTGCGTGCAGATGGTCCCTACCGAAAGGGGGATGAAGGCCGCTCCATCGGCCGTTTCGATTTCTGGCCTAGGCGCGCTAGCGGCTGCCTGCAGGGGTGCGGCGGTGGTGCAAAAGACCGCTGGCACGCGGAGGACGCTCGCCGGGACGCAAACGCGGCTGTATGAGCTTTCTTCTGGGACGTGGGGGGCTGTCAGCGCCACATACAACGGCGGCGCGGATTCGCGGTGGATGTTTGCCCAGTTCGGGGACGTGACGCTGGCCACGAACGACGCTGATCAGATCCAGTACGCAACGGCCACGACGTTCGGCGCTGTCGCGGGAGCCCCCAAGGCTCGAATCCTCATCACGACTAAGGATTTTGCCATCGCGTTCGACACGAACGACGCGACGGCCGCAGCTACCTACGGGGACGCCCCGGATCGGTGGTGGTGCTCGGCGTTTCAGGACTGCACGAGCTGGACGCCCAACGTTGATTTGCAGGCGGCCACAGGAAGGCTCATTGGTGGCGGTGGCGCCATCGTCGCTGCTGCGCCTCTAGGGTCTGGTGCGGTGGCCTACAAGTCACGAGAGATGTTCCTCGGGGTCTATGTCGGACCTCCCTCGGTGTTCGATTGGCAAAAGGTTCCGGGTGAGCAGGGTTGTGTAGGCCCGGATGCTGTGGTCGATATCGGGCAGGCTCACATCTTCGTCGGTGAGGACAACATATGGCTGTATGACGGGTCACGCCCGGTCCCGATTGCTCAGGGTGAAGTCCGGCAGTGGTTCCTCAACGACACGTCACCGACGTATCGTTATCGCACCATCGTCACCTATGACCGGAACAACGGTCTGGTGTGGATTTTCTACCCGTCCACCATCAGCACGGGCGACCCTGATTCAGCGCTCGTCTATCACCTGGCCTCGAAGAAATGGGGGCGGGCCAATCGGACGATCCAAGCGGCGATGAACTACGTAACTCCGGGTGTGACGTGGGATACGCTTTCGTCGGTCGCTTCTACGTGGGACACGCTGCCCACGTCACCGTGGGATTCTCAGGCGTGGCAGGCATCGGGTAGAGCACTTGCGATTTTCGATTCGTCCAACAACCTCAAGACGCTTACCGGGTCGGGCGAGGATTCGGGGCTGACGACCGGGTACTTTGGAGATGACGAGGCCGTTTCTTTTTGCCGTGGTGTTCGGCTTAGATTTTTCACCGAGCCGACGACTGCCACGGTGACGGGAGGAACAAAGGCCAACATCGGCGATATCGCGGCGGCCGCAGGGTCTGGTACGTTCTCAAATCACAAGTTCGACATGAGACAGTCGGGACGCTGGCACCGCTTCTCGTTCCGGTTCACAGGGAACGTCGAGGTGGGCGGCGTGCAGCCTACGCTCGTGAAGGCCGGTTCACGGTGAAAGTAAACGAGGACATTCAAGTCCCGCTGTCCATCACCGGACAGGTCAGGGCCTTCTTGTTCGATACGCTGCGACTGTTTGCTCGTGCGCTGAACAGGCGTCCGATTCTGAATTCTGTTGACCGGATTACGGTAGGGGCCGACTCTACAGATGATCTGATCGTGGACGCCAGCGCAAAAGGGGTTGTGCTCAAGTCGCCAAACGGTCATTATTGGCGCGTGTCTGTAAGCAATGCCGGGGCATTGAGCACGGCGGACCTTGGAACGGCTAAGCCGTGAAGATTGTTCACATTCCACCGTCACACATTGACCGGGCGTGGAATGACGGGGCGAATAAGCTCGCGGAAGCGACAAAATGGGCCGCTAGGGAAATAACCCCGGATCAGCTTAAAATGCTGCTGTCGCGTGGCGAACGACAGTTGCTAGCCCTGCAAGAGGGCAGCGAATTCAAAGCCTGGGCGGCTGTACAGGTGCAGCAGCTTCCCAACATACGTGTTCTGCACGTTTACGCGATCTACGCGCCGGGATCGACTGGTCCAGAAGCCTTTCAGCTTCTTGCAGATCTCGCCCGGTCGGAAGGTTGTTCATCCATCCGTGGCGCTTGCGTCGAGCAAGTTGCGAGGCTTTGGGAGCGAAAACTCCGAGCCAGGCGCCTATACAACGTGATGGAGATCGACCTTGAGCGGTGGAACCGAGACAACCCAGGTTAACAACGTCCCGGATTGGGCGGTCCCCTATGCTCAGAATTACATGGGGTTCGCTCAACAGGTGGCGGACACCCCCTACACCCCGTACACCGGGGCGACGGTCGCGCAGCTAAACCCGTACCAGACGGGCGCGCTCGATGCGATGGCCGCGAGGGCCTATCAGGGCTCTCCCGTCAGCGATGCCGCGTCGAGCGAGCTGACCAAGACTCTCCAAGGCGGCTACCTCGGCGACAACCCGTACCTGAGCGGCCAGATTGATCTGGCGAGCCGGGACGTGATGCGCAACATGGACGCGCTGAACGCTCGTTCTGGGTCGTTCGGCAACTCCGGTATCCAGCAAGCGACTGCCAGAGGCATCGGTGACATCGCCACGACGATGAGGGGGAATGCGTACAACGCCGAGCGCGGCCGGATGATGGCCGGTGTTGGGATGGCCCCGCAGATTGCAAATCAGGACTACACCGACGCGCAGCAACTTCTGAACGCCGGGCAGGCATATCAGGGCCAGGAGCAAGCCAACCTGGGGGACACCTACAGACGGTTTACCGAGGCGCGTGACTACCCACAGCAGCAGCTTGCCACGATGGGCAAGGGCCTTGGGATCAACCTGGGGTCTAGCACCACTGGGCCGGGCGCGAACCCGTGGGCGCAGGCTATCGGCACCGGGCTGGCTCTCTATGGCGGGTATAGGGGCGGCGCTGGGGGCGGCAAATGAGCGGCGGCGTGCAATCGCGCAGCGCGCCGATGCAGGGCGGATATCAGAACCCGTACGGCACCCCATATCGACCGGCCGGCTACGGAAACAGCGGTATCGGGCGGTTCAACCCGATGTTCGGCAGCTTGCAGAACCCATATCAGCCTGCTGTGTTCGCGCCGCCGATTCTCGGGCCGCGCAGGACGTTTGGACCTGCTGGCGGCCCCGCTGGTGGCCTGCTTGGTCAGTCGCCCGTCCAAGGTGGCGGAGACGCCAGCGGCTCCGGGCCGACAGGCGGTCCCGGGATTGGCGCCAGCGGCAACGCCATCGGCATCGGTGGCGTTCCGGGCAGCACAGGCGTCCCTGGAAGCGTTGCAGGGGCCATTGCGGGCCTTGCGATGGGCAACCCGGCTCTAGGGGCCATCGCGGCGAATGCGATGGGCATCGGCCCAATCGGCGCGGTTCCCGGTGTGATCGGCACTGCGCCCAACATCGGAACGATTTCCGCTCCGCAGGCGGACCTGGGCATGGTTGGACAAATCGGCGGCGACACAGGATCAGGAATCGGAGGCATGGACGGGGTTGGCTCAGGCATCGGTGGAAGCGTCGGCATGGATGGAATCGGCGGCGGCATCAGCGGCATCGGCACCGGCATCGGAGAGGGCATCGGCGGCATGGACGGTATCGGCGGAATCGGCGGCTCTGCCGATGGCGGCGGTGGCGGCGGGAGCGGAAAGTAAATGGGCTTCTTCGACCAATTCCTGAACAGCGGCGATCCCGAAAAAGACGCTGCCACTGCTCGCGGTCTGCTAAATGCCGGCCTCGCCCTCATGCAAAGCAAGGGCAAGCTATTCCCCGCGCTGGGGCAGGCGGGGATGGTGGGCATTCAGTCTGCGGACCAGATGAGGATGCAGCAGCAGGCGCAGAAGGACGCGCTGCAAAAGCGCCAGATGACGCAGTACCAGATTGACGAGGCGAAGCGCCAGCAGGAGATTGCACAGCTCGGGCAGCAGTTCTACCGCGCGCCGAGTGCGCCGGCCGTGGACGCGACCGGTGGCATGGAAACGGCAGCCGAAGCGCCGAACAACGCGAGTGGTACTGGCGGATTCGACGTGCAGGGTTACATCCAGGCCCTTATGGCGAAGTCTCCGATGCAGGCGCTTCAGATGCAGGCGGCGATGCAGAAAGAGGTTCCCAAGCCGTTCGAGCACGACCCGGCAAAAAACCTTCTTGTGCCGGATGGCCGCGGCGGGGTGAAGCCGTTGATTCCGGCGCAGGCAAAGCCCGAGTTGTCGGACGACATCAAGGAGTTCAACTTCGCCTTGGCGCGCGGCGACATCAAGCCGGGGACGACCTTTACGCAATGGATGCGGGACAACAAGAAGGCCGGCGCGACGCAGGTAAGCGTGCCGGTGACGATGGACAAGACCTATGGCGGCGCCATAGCCAAGAGTCTCGCGGATCAAGACGCCGGCTACATCGAGGCGGCGCGCGCTGCTCCTGACAGGATCAGGACGGCCCGCGACGTTAAGCGCATTCTGACCACGCAAGCGCCGATCACCGGAACAGCTGCCGAGACGCGGCTGGCTGTGCAGAAAGCGCTATCCACGGCGGGCCTGATTGACGGCACGAACGTCACTTCGACGGAAGACCTTGCAAGTCTTTTGGCAAACCAGACCCTTGACGCCATCAAGACAAGCGGCCTTGGATCTGGCCAGGGCTTTACCGACAAGGATCGCCAGTTCCTGCAAGACGCCAAGTCTGGCCGCATCGACCTGAACGCGGGCACTCTGCGGCGAATCGCGGACCTGAACGAAAAGGCCGCGATTGCTGCCGTTGAACGCGGCAATGCCGTAATGCGGCGCCTTCGCAAAGACCCGACCTTCTCGGGTTCTGTAGCGAATGGCTTGGAGGAAATCGCCATTCCTGACGCAGTGCGGATGCCATCAGCCGCCGACATCGAGGCGGAAGCGCGGCGCAGGGGGCTTAGGTGATGGACCTGTCCAAACTCACCGATGCGGACTTCCAGGCGCTGCGGGCCGGCAACCTGTCTGCGCTTTCTGATGCCGGTTTCTCAGAGGTGATGAAGGCGAACGCTGCATCCACGCCGAGGTCTGTAAAAGATGACCGCGTAAGGCAGCAGATGGCGAAGGACTACGCTCCCACAGTGGGTATGTCCGCGCCTTCTCTCTTGGCTGCTGGCGCCGGCAAGGCGGTAACAGACATTGGCCGCGCTGTTTCGCAGGCCACCGGCAACCTGACGCGCGAGCAGGTTGACGAAATCAAGCGGCGCGATGCCCCGCTGATGAACACGGCGGCGGGGCGCACTGGGTATGTCGGCGGGATTGCCGGCCCAGGACTTATTGCCTCAATGCTCCCGGGCGCAGGAACGGTGCTCGGCGCATCGGCGCTGGGCTTCACACAGGGCGCGCTGGCGCCTGTCGGGACGGGTGACGATTGGCTCAGTAACGGACTGCTAGGGATGGCGACGGGGGG